ACCTGTGATTAGTTTATTGTTATATTTATCTGCAAATCCTTTTAATGTTGATATAAATTCGAGCTTATCTTTTATTACTCTTCTTTCCTGTCTAACATTTCTCAACCTTACTGCAACTTTTGAAAGTTCAAATGCATTTAACTTACTTAACTCTATCTCATGTAATAGATCATCTTGTTCTAATTCTTTAATTCTTAATTCATTTTTCAAATCTGAATTTGTTCTTTCAATATATGTAAAAAAATAATTCATTTCTTTTGCAAATTCTTCAACTTCATCTATATTATCTATTTTCATTTTTTGCCTCTTCCTCTCTTGTAATTCTTATCCTTAATGTTCTTTTTATAAAATCTTTACAAGCCTCTTGCTGTGAGTTTTCTATTTTATTACAAAAAGGATATTTTCCACATTTTATACACTTCATGTTTATTCTCCTAATATTCCTCAATTTTTACATAAATTCTTGGTGTTCTACTATATTTCTTTTCAATTTCTAATTTTGTAACTTGTGTATCATCTTTAAAAGCAAATTTATTCATAGCATCCAATACTATTTTCACAATATTATCTGCATCAGGCTTTTTAGTTGGACTTATAATATTGGCTAACATTTCCGCTTCTTTCTTTTTACTTGTACTCTTTGGAATTCCAAAATAAGCTGTTATTGTAACTTTTACTCTAGATTCTATTGTTGTAAAATTAGGATATTCTCTAATAAACCATTGTCTTAAAAAGTATTCATAATTTTTTGTATTAGTCGGTGTATAAGCTCTTCCTGTTCTTGTATTCATTCGTGGTCTTGCTTTTCCAACTACATCTCCTATCATTTCAAATTCATACATCATCGGTATCACCTCTCTATTTATTTTTCCGGCATCTCATAAACTTTTGGTATATTAAATATATTAGGTTGTATATCCATTTGACCTTGTAAAATTGCTGGTCCACCTTCTAATTTCAAATAGCTTGAATATTTTTGTGTAATTTCTTGTAATACTTCTTTTGCTCTTTCTTCTGTTTTGTAATAACCTAAATCTCTATAATTGTCATCTCTTCCAACAATGAAACCCGCCGATATTAAATATCCATCTTCTTCACAGTTCGTTACTTGGATATTCATAATGTTATTAAAATTTAATATTTCATCTTTTTCTTGACTAATTATTATCATTTTTTCCCTCCAATTCCTTTAATACTGGATTTATACATTTATTGTGTAATACGATTTTTATTTCTCCTCTTTTGGTCAATGAATGTGGTAATACAACAATTCCTCCTGTCATTTCAAGTCTCTTTTTTAAGATTTTTATTTCATTTCCACAATAATCACATATATAATAATCATAGTCCTTTTCATCTTTATACTTTATTAGATGTCTGCCTTCTGTTGGCTTTGGCTTTAATTTTGTATATAGAGGGACTTTTTCTCTGTAACATAATTTTTCAAAATTCATCATGTTTTCCTCCTATTTTCCATTTCATCGTGCAAACAAACCATAAAGTAATCTATAATTTCTTTTATTTTGTAATTTTCTTTTTCTGTTATATATTTTTTAGTTTTATAATATTTCAATATGAACTTGTCCCTTGTAAGTAAATTCAAATAAATTTTATGTGGACTTAAATATATTTCTTTTATTGCCCAAAACATTATTTTTTCGTCCAGCACTCTTTCTTCCGGCATAAGCTCATAAATGTTACTATCTTTTACATACATCTCTAATCTAGAATAAATTAAAATCAAATTATTTCTATCGTTTTCTGTTAAGCCAATTTTTTCTCCGCTGCCCCCTTTATAGATATAATTAAATAATAAGTTTAGTTTAGTTATAATGTATTCGTCTGCCTGTTCGTTCGCTTGTTCGTTCGCTTGTTCATCTGCTTGTTCATTCGCTTGTTCAAATTGTATAATTTCATCATTGTATAATTTATTTATTGTATATGTAGATGCAACATTTTGATTTGTTCCTTTTTTATAAAATATATATTGATTGTTAATAAGTTCATTTCGTGCCCTTTGTAAAGCAGATATATTTAATCCCTTTACTTTGCTCATTAGAATAGTATTTGTAACCTTAAACTCATAAAGCCAATCCGTCTTACTTGCTATCTGCAATAATACTAAATATATTGAAATGGCATTTGCAGAGAGTGGCTTGAAGTCTAATATTGAATAAAATTCAGAGAGCTGTTTTTGAATATCTATTTTGTTTTTCGTATTCACATACTACACACTCCTTCCTTTGTAAATTTATAATTCTTTTGCTGTTTTTAATTTAATTTTTCTTGCTCTTTCTAACATTCTGTGATAAAATAAAAACAGAAAGTATTTATCTAAATATTTTTTATGAATCATCTATTTTTCAGTTTGGTTGCTGATAGATGGTTCTTTTTTATTTATATTGTCATTACATATAAATAATATTTCTTGTAAGATTTCTCTCAATTCCGCTTCGTTATGAAACTCATCTATATCAGAAATAAGATCTTTTATTTTTTGATATCCCATATTTTCTCCTTTAATTCTAAATATTAAATTTTTTATTTTATTTAATGTAGATTTCATTTCTTTATGTTTCTTTTTATGTTCTGATAAATCAATACATTCGTTTAGTAATTCTTGATAATATTTAAGCATAATATTTTCTCCTTTTATATTTCTTCAAAAAGTATTTTTCTTATTATTTCAATAGCTTGTTTTTTGTTAACACTTTCATTATTTTTTAAGTACCCACAAGCATATGCAATTTTTACATCTATATTGCTGATTTGTTCTTTACAAAAATACTCTTGCATTTCTTTCAATATTTCTTCCATTTTTACCTCTTCTTACCATTAGTTTTTTGATTTTTCTTTTCTTCGCTTTCTTCTAAAATTACCTCTAAAACCAATATAATTATTAACCCTAATATTGGAATTAGATATTCTCCTCCGTATCCTTTATAACCCCTTATTGCTGTTGCATAAGCAATTGCTTTTAATGTCAATATTATTGTTGCTATTATTACTAATAATTCTATTATTCTTACTATAAATTTCTTTTTATTAACTATTTTCATTTTTTTATTTTCCTCCTATCAATACTTTTTTTAATAGTTCAAGTTTTGTTTCTGCTTGTATTCTTTTTTCTTTTTCACTTTCGTATAATTCACGGCTTACCGTATTTCCGCCAACTTTTATTCTAAAACGACCACCCTCTGATTGTTTGTATTCAAGTTCGTTATTATCTATCATTTTTTTTACTTCTTTATAACCTAGATGAAATCGTTTCATATATTCTGTTAAGCTAATCCATTCCTCCATTTTATTTCCTCCTTTAATTTTGTGTGTCGTTCCGCATTTTTTAATTTTTTCATAATTCAATTTCTCCTTTACTGAATTTTATTCAGTTTTTTCATCAAAAAAATATTCATAAATATCCATTGTAGGTATATCCAATAATTTTACTGCTTTTTTTATTTCTTCTGTATTAAAATATGATAACCCTTTAAATTTTGAGCTTAATGTCGCTGCTGCAATTCCCATCAAACTAGCAAATTTCTTTTCAGAAAATCCTTTTTCCTTAATCTTACCTCTTAATTTTGAATAATCTGGCATCCTTATTCCTCCTTTCTGTTTTTACTGAATTTAATTCAGTTTTCATTATAATATATTAACATTTTTATTTTGTCAATATCTTTTTTGAATTTTTTTCAGTTTTTTTTATTTTTGTTTAAATTTTATTGACTTTTATTAAGTTTTTTCTTATAATAATATATATTACAGGAGGTGAATAGTTTGGAAGACACATTTGCAAATAGATTAAAAACAATACTTCAAATAAGAAATATGAAACAAGTGGAACTTTGTGAGAAAACAAAATTAAGTAGTGGACTTATAAATAAATATTTAAAAGGCAAAGCTTTTGCTCGTCAGATAAACTTACAATACTTGCTAAAGCATTAGACACAAATGAAGTATGGCTTATGGGGTATAATGTGCCAATGGATAAAGATTATGGTAAAACAAAAGTTGCAGAAATTGATGTAATAAACCTTTTAACTAATGAAGTTATGCAAAAAATCCCTTATTCATATAGAACGGACATCGCTGAAGATGATCCTCTTAATTTTTTTGCTATTTCTGCATCAGATAATTCTATGGCACCACTTCTTGATGTTGGAGATATAGCAATAATAAAAAAATTCACTACTTTTACAAACTCAAAAACATATCTTCTAAAAATAAAAAATGGTAATCCTATAATTCGTAAAATAATACAATCAGACAATGGAGAAATAGAGTTACAGGCAATGAATATGTGGAATTTTCCTACTCAAAATGGTCTAAAAATGGAAGATATTGAAATACTAGGGGAAGTTGTAAGGGTTGAGAATAAAAGTGCTTTTAAATAGAAAATAAAAATAAAGGAGATGTATTTTATGACTTGTACTAAATGTGGTAGCTCAAATGTAAATGTTCAAATGGTATCAGAATCACAATTAAAGAATAAACATCACAGTATTTTATATTGGTTATTCATTGGTTGGTGGTGGAGACCTTTATTATGGTTCTTTCTAACTATACCAATGATATTTGTCAAGTTATTTGGACATAAAAAACAAAAACTTGTAACAAAACATTCAAGTATGGCAGTTTGTCAAGACTGTGGACATAGTTGGAAAGTATAATGGAAAAAAAAGAGCAATGTGTTTCATTTTTGCGGAACGACACACATTACTCTAGGACATAACCACTTGAAAAGTGATTACTTTTGTATTATATATAAAAAGCCTTCATTTTTCAAGTGTTAATAAAAAAATATTTGAAAAAATGGAGGTTTTTTATGGCAGTAAGAACTAACTGCGTCAAGAATGGTGTTCCATATTTTAGGATTCATAGGAAGATAAATGGAAAATATGAAGACTTTTATGGAAAGAATAAATCGGATGCAGAAGATCAATATTACGAGAGAAAAAAAGAAGCCGAATCAGGTATAATACAAACAAAAGAAATAACTACAAGAACTCTATTACACAAATGGCTTTTTACTGTAAAAAAGCATGAGATTAAAGAATCAACATTAGAAAAATATGAAGGTAATTTTAGAAATCACATAGAACCATTTGCTTTTTCAGATATCCCTATTAAGAAAATATCTAGTCTTGTAGTACAAGATTATTATAATACTCTTTTCGAGAAAAAAAGATCTACAGAAAAAATAACGGATATCCATAAACTACTACATCAATTTTTTATTTATTGTGAAAAAGGTGGTTATATTTTAAAAAATCCTTGTGGAAAAGGATTAGTTAAAATTCCTAAAGATAAGGATATTGACGTAGATGAAATTATAGATAAAAAGATGCTTCCATTTGATTACTTTCGAGAAGATGAACTTCCTATATTAAGAGAAGCATTTAAAGATAATAAATATAAAGATGTTGTTGATTTTGCAATTGGTACAGGAATGCGTCAAGGAGAAATTATTGGTCTTAAATGGGTACATTTAAATTTTGAAAAAAGAGAAATATATGTAAAAAATAATACTACTCGTACTGCAACATTTAATGATAAAGGTATAAAAACTGGATATAAGACAAAAGATGGAACTCCCAAAACTGAAAGTAGTATTGATATTATACCTATGTCAAATTCTATTTATCGTTTATTAAAAAAATTACCACACACATCCGAGTATGTTTTTACAGCTAATGGCCATCAAATAGATAAAAAAGATCTTGAAAAAGTGTGGCGAAAAATTTTATTAAGATTATCTAATGAAAGAAAAAATTTTAAATATAGAAAGTTTC